AATACAAATTACATATTGTTATTTATGTATTAGTTGTTTATGTTATTTATAGAAGATTAAATTGTAGATGTGATAGTTTAAAATCTTTATTTGATTTATCTGGTAATAAATTAGAATAATCATATTTAATATATTATTCATAAATTTAATAATATATATTTAATGATTATCTATAATTAGTTTATACTTACTAACTTATTTAAACTAATAAATATTATTTTATATAAAAATATAACTATATAAAATAATATTAAATAAATATAATCTATAATAAGATGGAATAATTACAATAATATTTATAAATAGGTTGTTTTAATATATAAAGATTAGGTTAAACTAAGATAAAAAACAAATAAGTATTGGATTATATATGTTAAATAATTCAATAATATGATATTATATTTATATTAGAAGTGATAAATGAATAAGCTATTAAAACAATAATAGAATAGATAAATAAATCAAATTAAAATATTTAATATAACTATGAAATATCAGAGAAAACAGGTTCAACTAGATATAAAGAATATATCTCTGTTATATATAATAATAAAACAGATATAATAATAAATGAATTATATTAAGATAAATTATTTGCTAAAGACATCTTTGGTAATGATTTTGAAAGATAACCATATGTTATAGATATGATAATTAAAAGTTCAAAATATTAATTCATTATTAATCATATCACTCCACAAAATGTTCTTAATGAATTGAATAATCTTAATGATTTTTTTAATAAATAATTTGAATAAGATAATAATAAAAAATATATATTAATGGGAGACTATAATGCGGATGGTGGTTATTTAACAGATAAATAAGAAAATACATGTAAATTATTTAAGAATGAGAGATTATGTAGTTTATCAGATAATGAGATAAGTAATTTAGGTAATAAATAATAAAAATATGATAGAATATTGTGTTGTAAAAATACATTATAATGTTTAATTAAAGTAGATGATGATAATAATTTAAATATGTATTGTGAAGTGGATAATTATAATTATATAAAAGATTTAGATGATAAAATAAGAAAAAAGATATCAGATCATTATCCATTATATATAAGAATTAAATTATGATACTTTCAATGATTTTTATATTATAATAATAATCATATGAATCATAAACTAATTTATATTTTTGTATTTTTAATTTATTAAATTTATTTTTTAAATTGAAAATAATATCATCATTATCATATATATATGAATCATTAGATAGTTTATTATTATTTTGTATAAAAGATGGTTTATTTATAAATAGATTATTAGAAATATCACTGAAGGTGCCTTCGGCATCTATTATATTAGATTTAGTTTTAATAGGATTAGATATATATATATAATTACACATTTATAAAAATAAATAATATAAAAATAATTATATTAGATTAAAATTTAATAAATGTAATTATATATTATTATAAATAATGGGTTTTAAAAAATTGTTTAATAATCTTATTGAATTAAATAATGAAAATAAAAATCTAAATAAATTTATATTATATGAAGATAATAACATATATGATTATATTTTTATAGATGCAATAAGTTATACATATTATACACAAACAATTAATAGATATTATAGAAATATGATAATAATTAGTGAATATGATTTTGATGCAGTTTTTATAAAAAACAATAATAATCTTGTTGAACAAAAATTACAAAAAATGTTATTTAATTTTGTATCTTGTCGTGATTTATTATTATATTTAATAAAAAAATTAAATAATGAAAATATAAATTATATTTATAGTATTGTTAAAGATTATATTTGTAAAAATAATAATTCAAAAGATAAAGAAAATAATATTATTTTATTTTTATTAATAGTTTTAGTAAATATGATTAATTATATGATAAAAGATAATTATCTTGAATATTATCATGAATATACTCAATCTAAAATTATTGAATATATTGATTCTATTTATAATAAATATGGTAATAATAATACTATTATATATATATTATTTGATGGTATAAGTACTATATCTAAAATTAATAAACAAATAAATAGAAGATTAGCATTTTTTATTAAAAAAACAATATATGAAAATTATAAAAAATCTAATCCAATTCAAGAATCTAATATTATTAAAAAAATAAAAGATTTTATTATTAATAAAGATAATAATAAATATAATATTGAAAATAAGGATAATAAAAAAATATTTGATCTTATTAATGATGTTACTAAAGATAATAATATTATTGATAATGATATTATTATTAATGATGATATTGAAGATGATATAGATGAAGATAATGAATTAAATAAAACAAATATAATAAATAAACAAAATAGAGTTCAATTAGTAAGTAATATAATTAAGTATTATAATGAATTAAATAATAAAAATATAATTGCAAAAAGATCAAATATATTTGGCGAGACAGATCATGAAATTTTCTATTATATTAATAATATAGATGATAATAAAAAAATATTAATAGTAACAATAGATAGTGATATATTATTATTATCAACAATAACACAAATAAATAAAAATATTAATATAACTGTAATGATTAATAATTTTGAAAGTAAATATAATGATTATAAGAAAACCATATTAATAAATGAATTGAATAATAATATTAAAAAAATTAATAATAATATTAAAATAATTAATAAAGATGATAAAATAAAAAATATAAATGAAAAAATTGAAAATATTAACAAAAAATATCTTATTAAAGATCATTATTATTTTAATATTAATAATTTAATAAATTATTTAAATGATGAAATAAAAAAAACATGTGAAAAATATGATATTAATAAATATAATAATAGTTTATTAGATATATTATTTATTTTATGTTTAAATGCAAATGATATTATACCAAATAATTATCTATTTGGTAATATATATTATGTTATTATATTATATATTAAATTTATCAAATATACAAATGATATTGAACATAATTATTATGTTTTTATAAATAAGAATAATTCATTAAATATTGATAATTTTAATAAATTTATTCTTTTTTTATCATCTAATTATATTGATAATAAAAATAATAAAAGAACTTTTAGTAATGAAATTATAATATTACTAAATAAATTAATTAAATTTATTGATATAAAAGAAGATAATGTTAATATAGATTATTTTTTAACTATGAATAATAATAATAAAGATCCAGATAATATACAAGATATAAGAAATAAAGATAATTTTTTAAAATTTTATTATTATTATAATAAAATTTTATTAAGTAAAGATATTGTCTATAATATTAATAATAATCATTATTCAATTAATAAAAACTATAATAATATTATTGATAATATTAAAAATAATAATATTAATAATATTAATAATATTAAATATAATAGAATCTATAAAAATATTTTAATATTAAGAAATTCGAATACCCATATCGATTATAAAAATATAATAAAAACTATAAATAATATAAATAAAATTAATGATATTAATAATATTGATAAATTTAACATATTATTTAATGATAATATATATATGTTTGCACATAATAATATAATATATTATAATAATATATCTAAAAAACTGGATGATATATATCATATTCAAAGAACAACAGATGGAGAGAAATATTATTTTAATATTAAATTAAATACAAAAAATAGATATGTCATAAATAATAATAACGAAGATGATATTATTATTAATTATTTACAAAGTGTTAATTATATTTTTGATCTATATATTAATAATAAACTTACTAATAAAATATTTTATTATAAATATAAATATATTCCTACTATGAAAATGATTAATGAATATATTAAAAATAATGAAATAAAAAATTATAATTATAATATAACTAAAAATATTAATGATATATTAATAAATAAAGATGAAGATGAAAACATAAAAAATAAATATAGAATAAAAAAATTATATGTTTTATATAAACTTAAATTAATAAAAAATGATTTATATAATAAAATAAGAGTAAATAATAATAATAAAATTAATAAAAATTTATCAAATTTAGAATATATTGATCTTGTATCTAATGATTTATTATATTCAATATATGAAAATTTTGAAAATTCAATATATTATGATCCAGAAATTGATACAATAGATATATTAGATAAAATTAAAAATATAGAAGATTTAATCAAAGATGATAACAAATATAATGAATATATTAAAAATATTGATAAAATTAATTTAGATGGAAAAAAAATACCTAAATTTATTAATAAAAATAAATTATAATTCTTTATAAGCACCTAATCTGATATTACATCCGGTAATATCACCCATAAAATCATATGATATTTTACCAGTTATTTTAGTTAAATTAGAATCATCAAATTTTTTAGTATTATCTTTGATAGTTGTATATTCATATGATACAAAAATTTCACCTTGTATTAAATTTTTATCTTTATGTTCATTATAATTTATTTCATTTACTACTAATTTAAAATCTTTAAAATATTTATTTATCTTCATTTGTTTTTTATATACTAAATTTTTTGTTCTTGCATCTAAATTTCTATATAATATATTACAATTATTATCATTTTTTGCTATTAATTTTATTTTATCAAAAGATGATAAAATAGTATTTTTATCAATTACTAATGTTTCAAATGATGTTGTACAATAATTTAAATAATAATATAATAATATTAAAAATATAATTAACTCTAACATTTTTATATATTATTATATCTTATAAAAAAAATTGATAAAATTAATATATTATATATATAATATATATTATAATGAAATATATAAGATGAATGTTACTTGTTTAGATATATTAAAAAATAGTAACAATGATATTGAAATAATAGATAATTTTGATAATAATTTTAAAAATATAATAGATGATGATTTAGATAATTTAACTAAATTATTAAAAAAATGTAAATTAGATAATAAAAAAATAAGCTATAATTATATCAAATATGATAATAATATCATTAAATATTATAAATTAAATGATAATAATATATTATATATTGATATTATGCCATTTATAAATGTAATAGACAATTATACATATAGATATTATATTTTTAATATTATATCTAAATATTGTTTATCATTAGATGTACTTACATCTAAAAATTATTATATTAGTTATAATGAATTTAAAAGAATATTAGTTACTATACCAAATTCACATAATTATTATAATTATTTTAAATGTTATATTGATTATTTTAAATTTTTATATAATACATTAGATACTATCTTCTATCAATAATTTATTTTATTTATATAAATATAATTAAATAAATATCATTAAATAAATATTATTAGATAAATATAATTAGATAAGCGAATAAGCGCGAATGTAATGAGCATGAGCTATCATTAGATAAATATTATTAGATAAATATAATTAGATAAGCGAATAAGCGCGAATGTAATGAGCATGAGCTATCATTAGATAAATATTATTAGATAAATATTATTAGATAAATATAATTAGATAAGCGAATAAGCGCGAATGTAATGAGCATGAGCTATCATTAGATAAATATCATTAGATAAATATTATTAGATAAATATAATTAGATAAGCGAATAAGCGCGAATGTAATGAGCATGAGCTATCATTAGATAAATATTATTAGATAAATATAATTAGATAAGCGAATAAGCGCGAATGTAATGAGCATGAGCTATCATTAGATAAATATCATTAGATAAATATTATTAGATAAATATAATTAGATAAACAAATTAGCACAAATATATTGAATATGAATTATAATTAGATAAATATCATTAAATAAGCTCATGTTAATTATATTTGCCTTTAAAAAAATTGCAAAAAAAAAATATTTATAATATGATGATATATAATAAAATGAAACAAATAAAATGGATACATTTAGAACAATACAACCAATGATTAATGATATACATAAATTGAGATCATTAGAAAATATAAAAACAACCAGCTATCAAAATAAAAATATTTTTGATGATGAGTCTTACACTCAAAATATAATAAATTCAAAGGATTTATTATTATTTAACGAAATAGAAGAGAAATCACCAAATATATTAACAATAGATATAATAAAATATTATCATAATAATATAAATAATATTGATAATGATATAAAAAAGAGATTTAATATATATTATACATTTTGTTTAGCAACACCTGATTTATATAATCATTGTAAATCAGTTGAAAAAGATTATAGAAATACTATATTTAATACTCAGTATTATAGACATTTTTTAAGATTAACTTCACTTGAAAATATTGGTAAATTATTATCTGATAATGATTATAATTATTTAAATAAATATATTACTAATATTAAATCTACTTATTTACAATTATTAGATCCTAATAATCTTTATATTGATTCACCTATTGTTAATAAACATTTAAATTCTTGTTTATCATTATGTGATCAATCTTTAAAAGAAGTTTTTATACATAATCTTAAATTACAATCTTATATTATTAATAATAATATTCAAAATTTAGATCATTTATCATTAGATAATAATAAAAAATTAGGTGGATAATATATTATATATTAAATCTAATAATTCGTTAATGTCATCAAACATGATTTAAAAATCATTAATAATTATTTAAATATCATCATGATAATAATAATCATATTCTTTTATCATATATTATATTATATTATCATATATTTTTATAATTTATTATATTTAAAGATTTATTATTATTTATATAATAGAAAAATGAATAAATTTAGTAATTTCAAACCTAAATATATAAATAAATCTCTATTACCTAGATATAATAATATATCATATAAAAATATTATAAAATCTAATAATATTTTAAATAATCTAAAAAATGATTCATATTTATCACAAATAAATAATAAATATAAGAATATATATTCAATGAATAAAAGATATTTTTCATCAATATCATCTATTGATAATAAAGAATATAAAAAATATAATAATAATCCATATAAATATAATTTTGTATTTGGTGGATTATGTGGTATGTTTTTAATTACAATATATGATGAAAATAATAAACACAATTTTATTGAATTAAATTTATATCCAACTAATTTCATATATGATTTTTTTAATAGAGATTATAAAGATTATATAATAGGTTTTATAGTTGGTGGTTTATGTTTTCCAATTTCATATAGTTTAGTTGCAGCAAGTATTTTATTTAATTGTATGAAAAAAATAATATAATTTATCAAATATATTTATTATAAATGATTATTATTAAATTCAATAATAAAAAATTGCAAAATATTATTATTTATATATTATGATATATATTTAAATGATAATATAATTAAAATGAATGACTATAGATCTATTATAGATTTTACTTATAAATATTCTTATTATGTATTTTATATTATTAGTTTGATATATTCTATAACAGATATTAAATATATTTATGAAATTATTTCTTTAACTATGGTTGTTTTTATTATGATTTATTCTTATAAAAGATATATTGATATTGATAATTTTGAATTAATTATACCTGATGATATTAGAACTTATCAAATTAGTGGTTTAATTGGTTTTTATGTTTTAGGATCTATTACTATGATGAGTTTAGTACTAATAATATTTATGTTTAATCAGGATATAAAAGCAGGTATAGCATTAGGTTTATATGAATTATTTGAAGTAATATGGTTTATAAAAGCAATAGATAGTTATTTTAAATTTACTAATGATTATATAAATGTGAATAATAATGATAATATCTAATTATTTTATAAAAATGAATACTAATCAAACAATTATATTGACATTTGATGATAAAACTAAATATCACAAATTATAGGATGCAAAAAAATAATATATATAATAAATTGTGAATAATTTATTAATTGAAATTATTATTATATTTTTGTAATATATTTATTATATCTTGTTTTTTACAAATTTCATTTATTTGATTAACTACTAATTGATTATCATATTCATTGAATATTTTTAATTTATTTCCATCAAATATTATTTGTAATAATTCTTCCTTAGTTTTCATATATTTTTCTTTATATACCAGAAATTGATCCAATAATATACTATATTTATAATATATTTGTAGATAATTAATATTATTTGTTTTATCAACTTTTAATTTTATATATAATTTATATAATATTAAAAATCTTAATTGTATTTTATTATTATCTATAAATATATAATTTATAATATCTTTAATATCTTTAATATCTAATAATACAGATAAAAATGAATATACTAATGCAAAATAATCATATAATAAATATATATTATTTATTATTTTTCGTTTAGTATCATAATCTTTATTATAGATATTTTTATAAATTATACTTGTATAACTATTAAAATCAAAATCTATAAATTTTAATTTTTCTCCAAATAACATAATGTTCTCAGGTTTAATATCTGGTAATATTATTTTTTTTAAATTATCTATTTCATACTGTTTATAAATATTTATATAATTAAAATAATTAAAAATATTAAATAATGATAAAAAATTTGATATATTAGTGTTATCAAAAATATTATTCAATGTTGTTATACCGTTATCATATAAACTAAATATTACTTTATTATCTTTATCTATATAGTACCATTCTGCATGACATATATATTCTATTTTAAATATATTAAAAATATTTTCATTATTTATAACATAAAACTTATTTGATAATTTATAAAAATTATTTAGAAATGTAGATAAATCTTTATTAAATTCTATTTTAATAACTTTATAATTAATATCATATATTATACCATTACCACCTGCATTTATTATTTTACCATTTTTTAATTTATCACTTTTTATTATATTTTCTTTAATTAAATAACTAAAAAAATCACTTATAATTTTTATATGGTTATCATCTAATTTATTTTTATTTTCATAATATGTTTCATTAAATAAAAATATTTCATTATTATTATCATTATCTTTTTTAACTTGATATATATAATCATTATTTTTATCATTATTTATTTTATCTCTATCGATATCTTTATTTTTATATATTTTAAATCTATTATTATCTTGATAATATTCAATACCTTTACCTATAATATTTCTATTCATAATAATAATAATATAATAATAAATATTTTTAATGAATTACAATTATTATTTATTTTTATTTTGTTGTAATTGTTTATTTAATTCATTTATTCTAGAATCATTTTTACATTTAATATATAATTAATCATATTTATATCATATTTATATCATTATGTATCAAATATATATTTATAATAATATATCATCTAATTATAGTTATTCAATATAAATTATTTATATATGATAATTATTGAATTATAGATATTAGATAAAAAAAATTGAAAAAATAATAATTAAAAAATACCATATAATATAATATAAAATAAATATATTATATAATAAATACTAAGATGAATTCAAATTATATTTTTAAATATTAAGATTTAGATTAAAAATGGTGTCGTATTAATTGTTAAGACAATATATAATTAGATGAAATATAAAATTAAGGTTTTAATAAGATATTTTTAGATATAGATAATATATAAGATATGAATTTAAAGAGTGAAAAAGATATAAAAGAATTAACAATATGTGTTTATAAATAATTAAGATCATTAGAAATATTTAATTAAATAAAAATATAAAAATTAGAATAATTAAAATTAACAATATTTAGTGATATAGATGATATTGGATTATTGGATTTATCACATTTAATAAATATTAGATAATTAGAATTATCATTTAGAAATGATAAATTAGTTGAAAAATTAGATAAAAATAATCTATTTTAATAAATTATTGATAAATTATCTAAAATAAATATAAAAGAATTAAGATTATAAATAGATGGTAAAAAATAAATAAAAATATTAAATATAAATATAAAATCATTAGAGAAATTATAATTATTATATAATAATAAAGAATAGATAATAGAAATGAAAGATTTAAGATTAGAAAATTTTAAATAATTTGATATAAAAAAAATAGATATTTCGTTAGCAAATAAAAATGATTATCATATTTATTATTAAGATAACAGATTAGATATTTATGTATAAAGACATTTATTAGATATTGTAATTAGAGATATATAAATATATAATTAGATAAATAGTATTTAATTTAAGATAAGTAATCATAATGATAAATAAACTGTTAGATAATTTTCAATAAATGAAATACATTAGATAAGATAATAATGTAATTATTATAAATTTATTTAATAATTACAATTAAATCATTATTATGAAGAATATAGTGATTATGTAGATTATAATGACATATCATAATCATATAAATAATAATGTGAATAATTTAAAGAAATGAAATAAGAATTGTCAAAATTATCATGTGAAGCAAATATATATTTAGATAACACATGGATATTATAATTAAATAAAAAATGATTATTTATTTAATGATTTAATCTAATATATATGAATAATAATAAATTATTCAATCAACAAATAAATCTTGAGTTTGTTTTTTAATAAGTTTTGTTTTATTTTTATAATCTAATAATTTAACACAAATATTATAATCAAATTCATATTTATTAGTTAATAAATCTATTAATTTATCTGTATTAATATCTTTATAATTATGAGGTTTTTTAAGATTATTCCATTCATTAACTGTCATTGTATTATGTTTAGGTTTCATGAAATATTTAACAATTTTTTTATAATTATTTAAAAAATTATCACTTGGTTTAATCTTAGGATTTTTATTTAAAATTTCTTCAATAGAACCATATTTTTTTAATAATGTATAAGCTTTATTAAATCCAATACCAGGTATAGTATCTAAATAATCACATCCTAATAATATACATAATTCTACAAATTGTTCCTGATTTAATTCTGTTTCTTCTAATATATCTTCTAATTTAATTAATTTAATATCTTTTTTTCCACTATAATTTCTTATTAAATTAGTACAACCAAAAGTTAATAAATCCATATCTTCAGAGATAACATAATCAACTAAATTATTTTTAGTCATATAAGCTAATTGAGTATCAGCTTCTTCAGATGCTTCAATATATTTAACATTAAATAGATCTAAAATTTCTTTACAATCTTTAATAATATCTTTATTAATACTGACAGTTTGTTTCATAACATTACCTTTTTTTAATTTAATTTCTTTTTGTTTATTCAATAATTCTTCAGTTATTTTAATATGATCATCATCTTTTTTTAATGTTTTAATTTTCTTTTCATATTCTTCTATAACTTGTTTTTCTTCTTTTAAAATTTCTTTTAATTTAGTATTAGCTTTATTTTTAGTATCTTGACGTGATTCAATAGTAATACTTTTAATATCAGGACTTTTACCATCAAAAACATAAATAGGTGTAATACCTTTTTTTAATAAATCAATAGTTCTATAAAATATAGCATAAATATGAGTAGTTATTAAACCAGTAGAAGTAGTTAAATCATCACCTTTGGAACGTAAAGCAGCGATATATTGATATAAAATATTAGAAGCATCAATACCAATAACAGTATTATTAAAAGATTTATAATTAAAATCAGTAATAGAATTAGGAGCAATTTTTTGTAATAATTTAGATAAATTTTTAATACCCATTATTATCTTATTTTATTATAATTATTATCTTATATTAAAATCTTATATTTATATTCATTATTTTAATAATATTATATAATTATAATATTATTAAAATAATTATATTAGTATAATAAACATCTAAAAAATATATAATGTAATCTAATAATATAATATTTCAATATATTTTAATCAATATTATATATTTCATGCTATGATATAATCAAATGATAAATAATAATAATAATTTGATGATATCATAGCATGAAATATTTATTATAATAATATTCAAAAAATAATAAATTTAATATAATAATTTATAAATTTATAATGAGAATAATTATATAATTATCTTTTTTTTAATAACATACATTTTGTTCCATAATTCTTGAATATAATTAAAAAAATCATCAAAAGTTTCAAAATTATTAGAATCAATTAAAGGACTATAATAAGTATAAACAACAACATCTTTATGAATAATATTTTTAAATTCATCAAATAATTTATCTTTATTATAAGAAATAACAATTTGAACTTTTAATTTTTTATAATAAATATCACGTAAACCACCTTGTCTCAACATTAATTTTTCATTATTTGGATTTCTACCACCTTCAGGATAATAAAATATTTTTTGTTTATCTTCAATAGCTCTTCTTAATGCATAACCATATGAATTTCTATTAATAGTAATAAATTTAATTTTATTATATAATAAACAATATAATGAAGGAAATATTATAGCAACAAATACTAATTTTCTTGATATTGCACATGAATTATTTGTTACTATTGGATCTATAAAAAAATCTCCACATGTTGTATGATTCACTAAATATATATCTGCATTATTATCTAATCGTTGTTTAGTTTTAATTTTTATTTTAGATCTACTATATACTTTTAAAAAATATTTGAGAATATCAATATAATCATTTTTAAATAAAAAAGCTTTAATCAAAAATATTAAACCTAATAAATTAATAGTAACACCAAATAATCCTATATCAAATACACCATATGAATTTTTAGGTGTATATAATGGATATTTTCTTATTTTTTTATCTATATTATTCATATTTTTTATAATATTTTATGATAAATTATTATAATAAATATAACTTATATTTATTTTTCATATTTTTATTCTTTTATTTTCTATATAACCACTATATATTATCACTAATATACATGTTATATTTATTATTGTCCATATATTTACAAAACATGTTAATGGTGTTGTTATACTATTCATTATTAACCACAACATCTCAATTATAATATATATAATATATGATAATCTTTTATTATTTATTTTTTTTGATATATAATATCCTATTATAAAAAATATTTGATCACTTATACTATTTATAAATGTATCTGGATAATCTAATAATCCTTGATTATAATAATAAACTGATCTAGGACAATTTTCAAAAATTTCCCATATTATATGAAATATATTACAATAACTAAAATTATAATTAAATAATACACTTATTATTACTCCAATTTAAATGACTTATACTATGTATATCAAATACTAATTTATTATATTTTATATGATCATATAAACCAATTGTATAACTCATATTTTCTATAAAATTATAATCATACCAATATTTATAAAATGATATACATCCATTTATTATATATAAAAATGTTAAATATATTAATGATAATTCACTAAACATTTTTATCTATTCTTATTAAATTATCATTTATATTATAATAATTTAATAAAATAATTCTAATTATTCATATCATTTATCTTAATTCATATTTTTTATCCATATATCTATATATCTCTTTAATTCTCTTTTATTATAGAAATTTTGTACTATTATCTTTTTTTTTGATTTCTTTATTCTTAAATCATATCTTATTAATTCAATCTTTTTATCTAATATCTTTATATATTTCTTTATTTTTATCTCTTTTTCTAATCTAATTTCTTCTAATCTAATTTCTTCTAATCTTTTTTTTTCTAATCTAATTTCTTCTAATCTAATTTCTTCTAATCTAATTTCTTCTAATCTAATTTCTTCTAATCTAATTTCTTCTAATCTTTCTTGTTCTAATTTAATTTGTTTTAATCGTTCTTGTTCTAATTTTTCTTGTTCTAATTTAATTTGTTTTAATCGTTCTTGTTCTAATTTAATTTGTTCTAATCTTTCTTTTTCTAATTTATTTTCTTCTAATTTAGTTTGTTCTAATCTCTCTTTATTATTATCATTAACTTTATTAATAATAGTTTTACGAATATCAATAAGATGATTATAAACATTAGATTGATATTTTTTGTTAAAATTTATAGAATCTTTAGCATATTTAATTTTAATATGAGATGGATCAGAAATATGACCGATACCATTAGTATTTTTATCTAAGAACATAGACATAAAACCAATAATAATAGTAGACATATTCCATAAAGGTGACCATTCATTTGAATGATAACCTGAATTAGAAAAACATAATTTTTGATTATGAGTGAATCTTCCAGAAGGTGTTAATATCATAAAATCAGGAGGAGCAAATGGATATTTTGGACTCATTAAAATTTTAAGAATATATTCACCACCAGTATAATCACCATCCATATTATACATAAGGACATACCAATCTAACATTTTATCTTCATCCATATATACAATACAATTATGAATAGGATCATCTATAATTTTTTTATATTCAGATATTAATCTCTTAATACAAACAGGAGATAAATTCATTTTTTATTAATATTATATTGATATATTTTTATGTATGTTATAAATAATATAAATTAATATATTAAGATAATTAAACTATCAATTTTTTTATTTATTGAATAATAACTAGTTTAATAATAAATTTATATGAATATAATTTATACTGATAATTTTAAAATTTATTGATAAATAATTAAAATTATAATTATTTATAATTATATTATTATAAATATTATATATAATTAAATTAATGAATAATAATAATAATAATAATATACATTTTATATATGATTTATTTTATAGTATAATAAAAGATAAATATAATCATAATTGTAAAGAAAAAATATTTCAATATCTATTACAAAATAATATAATTGTTACTGAAAAAGATAACAAACATGATATAGATACTGATAATGACGACAATGAAGACTATGATTCTAATAATGATGACAATGATTCTAATAATAATGAACAAAGTTCAAGTATTGTAGGAGGAATGCAAAATAAAAAAAAACCAGAAAATTCTAATAAATATATATCTACATTAAAATGTTATATTAACAACTTATTTAATATAAAAGATGATAATGATTTAGATTATATATATTATAACCAATTATATAAAATAAATATTAATAATTTAATAAATAATAATAATTTAAAAGATAATAATAAATTAATAAAAGACATACATGACAGAAATAAATTAATAGATGACTTATATGATCAAACTATTGAAATAAATATAGAAAATTATTTAAATATTATTAGTAATGATGATATAAATGATAATGAAAATACATATATAGTTATATATATGAATATGATGAAAATAATATTACAAAATGATTATGATAAATATAAGGATTTTATGAAAAATAATTTTAATATAATTAATAATAATATAATATTTGGAATATTACATAATGGTGATAAAAAAGTATATATAATAACAAAATTAAATTCAAATAATAATATAATAGAAATAGAATTTATAAATTCATATATAATAAGTTATGTTATTAATACAATAGTATCGTTTAGTTATCATACAGATGATATTAATTTTTTTTATCATCATTTAATAAATAATAATAATGAATATATATTAGATATAAAATTATTAAAACAATTAGAATCAGATATAAAAAATGAAAAAAATGATAATAATATACAAAATGATAATAATATACAAAAAACAGTTATAAAAGATATAAATATAAATTATTGTTTAGAAAATGATATTAATATGATTAATAATACAAATATATATTATAGTTATTATAAACAACTATTATCAACTTATTATATATATAATCAAATAAAAAAAATAAAAGAAATAGAAAAAATAGAAATAAATAAATCATATAATGAAATATTATTAGATTATATAAATAAATCATGTGAAGAATTGGATAAGAATAATTTTAATATAAAAGATTTTGAAATAAAAATAATGATAAATTATTTAAATAAATTAAATATTACAAATATTACAAATATTATA